TGCGGTCGCCAATGTTCCTCAACCGTGGGAACGAATTGCTGTTCCGCTATGCTCGTCTTGGGAGCGTGGACTGATGGCCCGCCGATCCTTCGGGCCGCGTGGTGAAACACGCGGGATGCTCAATTTCCGCGTTCACATGGACGACAGCCAATTGCTCGCGGCGATGGCCGAGCTGCAAACCGAAGGACAGGAAGAACTCAAGCGTTTGATGCGCGAGATGATGGAGAAGGCGAAGATGGTCGCTGAGGAATACCTGCTCGAACAACGCATCCACAATAGGGGGACCGAAGGTCAGCAAGCCCAAGCCGTGCGAGGCATCAACGTGGATGGTTCAGAAAACGTGTACGTCCGTATCGCCGACAGTCTTCGAGTCACCGACGACTCGCTGTTCGTCCGTCTGTATTCCGCCCCCTATCCAGGCGGCTACGAATCACAGTCCCGCCCTCGCGCCGGAGGCAAGCTCGCCATGATCCACGCCGGAGGCACAGGGCCGTTCAATTACGCACCCAACCTACCCAAGATTGTGCGCTCGTCGGTGTGGTTCTTCCTGAAGTCCATGTACCGCTCAGGCTACACCCGATGGAGTCCACAGATGCACACGAAGATTCACGCCCCAGCAAAGGCCGGTCCCGAAGGCGATTGGCGAAACAAGATGCACCCTGGGTTTCAGGCTGTGGACTTCATCACCGTCGCCCAGGATTGGATGGAGGAAAACTTCGAGAAAGAGGTTGAGCGGTTTCTCAAGGAGCGTGTCGGCTGATGGCGGTAGCGAAGACTTCGGACTATTGGACGACCCGCATGGACGGTGGCGACCCCACCGACCTCCCAGGCATGAACAACAAAGACTTCACCGGATCAGCAGGCTCGGCATCCGGCTTGAATTGGGTCGTGAGCGGCGGTGCAGGGTATTACACCCAAACGCCCGATGCGAGCGGACAGGCCATGACCGCCTACGTCGCCTTTTCCTACACGGGCGACGTTCCTGTGAACGGGACTCCCCTGTTCAGCATGGACAACGGCGTTCACCGCGTCCTGATTGTGTCGAATGGGACCACCGACTCCATCAAGATTGACGGCACGGGCGACCAAGATTTCACCGGACTCGACCTGGCTATGACTGAAGAAAACGCCATGCCCTGCATCATTCGCCTCACCCTTAAAACGGACGGGTCGGTGAACGCCTACCTATACGACATCATGGAGGACGATGCGGGAACCACCCTGTCGAAGAGCCTGACCGGAGCCACGACGCTCGGCTCACCGGAGGTCAAGTTCGGTGTGAGCGACGGCGAGGTGACGTTCCACACGGTCTATGTGAGCGAGAAGGGAGCGTTCAACCCCGATGAGATCGCCCTGGCTGACTACACCACCGCCACCCTCATTCAGACGGCCTTCGGTATCATCAACCTGTTGCGCGACAGTCGAAGGTTGATGCTCAAGTCGGTGGTTGGATCAGACGCCATCAATTACGGCTACGACCTGTCCTCGAACATGGCCTCTCGATTCAACCCGTCCATTCACGTCCTTCTGCGCCGCATCGACTCACCGGAAGGCTACGCCCTGGCGGGGACCAGCGCAGAATACCTGTTCACCGTCGAGCTGTATTTCGTCGTGAAGGGGACGGACTACCGGAGTTCCTACCGGCTCGGTATGGACCTGGCCGGAGAAGCCCTCGATGAAATCTATGGGAACACCGGCCTCAAGGGAAGCACCGACTCCCTCATCGGCCACGACCTGCGCTTGGACTCTCGCCTCGATCCTGACGATTCGGTGTGCATCCACACCTTGTCCCTGCGGTATATGCGTCGCCTCGACCACACGAAGCGAGCGAGCCTGTCGTGAACGCCTACCTTTAAGCATCATCCACCGGATAGCACCGCGTAGGAGGCTTCCTCATGGCTGCGCTCACCAATCGCTACGTCACGCTCCAAAAGGAGTCCACTTACGGCACGAAGCCTTCGGCTGCGACCGCGAGCCTTTTTTTGGGCGAAGTGGACGACGAGTCCTTCGCTCAGAACTTCGACCTGCTCACCAGGACGGACATTAGCCGCTACGGTGCGGCCAAGACCACCGATGGCCTCCGGTATTCCGAAGGTAGTGTGAACCTCCCCCTTCAGCTCGACAATTTCAACGCCTTCTGCCTGTTCTCCGCCTTCGGCGCGGACACCTTCGACTCCGCAACCACACCTGATACGCACACCCTCACCGAAACCACCAACGATGCAAACTTCCCATCCTTTACGATCCGAGTCGGTCGTGAGGACAAGGAACACACCTACACGGGCATGGTCCTTGACTCCCTTTCCCTCAGCGCGAACATCAACGAATACGTCATGATGTCCTACAACTTCGTGGGCTGCGGCGAAATCGCCGTCGCCGGTCTTTCGACCCCTGGCGGTGCAGCCCCAAGCGACCCACCGGCCTTCAGCACCGTGGACGCTTTGCACTTCGCCAGGGCCTTTGTGCGCTTCGAGGACGTGGCTTCCTCGTCGAACTTCTCCAGCCTTGTGAAGTCAATTTCAATCGACATCAACCTGAACCGCGACACGGACAACGCTTCGTCGCTCGGCAACGCGACCTACGCCGTCGCTCCGCCACCCACCCTCCGCGAAATCACGGGAACCATCGAGTTCAACAATTCGCGTGATTTGGGGCAACCCGACAACGAGCCAACCTACGACGAGCTGCGCGACTTCCTTCTCCACAACGGAAGCGATGCCGCCCCTGCTCTCATGATTCGCCTTGAGGACACCGCCGGAACGCCGAACTATTTTGAAATCAAGTTCCCGAAGGTGGCCTACGAGGCTCCTGAAATGAACGTCAGCGGTCGGGACACCGCCACCCTCAGCGTGAACTTCGTTGTCCTTTACGACGAAACGGAGAGCTACATGGCGAAAGCCGTCATTGGAGCTGACGGCATCAACGGCGGCGCGGCCATGACCGCTTGAGGTGGTCTTGAATGCCCGTCCAACCAGCCAACGTGAGCGTCGAGGTTATCAACTCCGACTTGGCCTCCGTTGGATCGGCGATTGAAACCTTCATCACAGGGGCATCCACCCTTGTCGAGATTCACGGTATCAACATCGTGAGAAACAAGAACAGCAACGATGTGGTGGCCTACGTCACCTGGGAATCATCCTGAAGTTAAGTCAAGTGAAGAGAAGTGATGAGAAATGCCTGTGCTGAAGAAGGAAGTCGAGCTGGACGATGGCCGTAAGGTCTGGGTTCGTCAGGCTGCGGCGATGGACAAACTGAAAATCGAAACCAAGCAAGGTCGTGTGTTCCGCAAGTGTCGGCACTTCGGCCCTGATCCGTCTGCCTGGTCGGAGGACCAAATGGACGAGTTCTTGGATATGTGCGACAAGGAAGGCTGTGGCTTTGAGGCCCAGGTCGAAATGTGGGTTCCGAGGTGTCTTCTCAACGAGGACGTGGACGTTGATACGCTCACATCGGAAGAATTGCTCCGCATCCTCAACGTGATTCGTGGTGAGGATGATGAAGGCGCGGTCCCTTTGGTTTGATTTACCGAGCCAGCCCCCTGCTGTGCTCGACGTTCAAGGGCGTTCTGCCCTCGCAACTGTTCGAGCACTACAACGGAGCAGGGGGGTTGGAGCGGTTAGAGTTCGACCTGCTCGTAGCCAACGAGATCGCCGACCAATTGAACGACTCGGCTCAATCCTCATCGAAACGAAAGAAGCCGAAGGGTGGTGCGAAGGGAGCCGTCGCTCGACGCGACCAACGCCGCCAACTGTTCTCAGGAGCGGACACGTTGAAGCATCTTCAGGGCATGATGGGCGATAAGGGGGAATGAGATGGCGCGAATCGGTGGCTCCCGCGTCTTCTTCGACGTGATCGGTCAGCTCCAGGCTGCTCGACTCATCACCGACACCCGCGACATGACGACCATGATGCGTGGGCTGATGCTCGACGCATTCGAGGGTATTAACGCCTCGCTGACTGAGATTTTCAGCGGCATCAGCCAGGGCATCCAATCCGTCCTCGACCCCGCCCTCGAACTCGGCGAGTCTGAGATCTTCTTCGAGAAGTTCTTCGCATTCGACGATGCCGACCGCTACGCCGAGTCAATCAAGGACGTGGGCCTGGCCTTCGGGTTCACCGGAGCCGAGGCTTTGGACGCAGGCGCACGGATGGCCCAACTCGGCGGTCTGTTCGGATCGCCTGAAGCCGTGACCGCCGGAACACAGGCCGGTATCGCCTTCGGCCTTATCGGCGGTATGGAAACCGAGGACGCCATGAAGCGACTCATTTCCCTGGCGCAACAGACCGGCTTCCTGTACGAAGGCATCGGCAAGGAGGCCTTCTTCGCCGCCGACGCAGAAACTCAGCGACAATACGTCATGATGAACTCGCTGAAGGTTATGGATGAATTGAACTCCGTCGAGAACGCGAGCGTTGCGACGATGGAGCAACTCTCGACCGTGATGGATCAGTTCTCGGCCTCGGCGACCATCGCCAATATGAGCATCGCCGAGCAGGCCGCGCTCTCAGCCACGCTCGTCGAAGCCGGTGAATCGGCGTCGAAGGCCGGTCGTTCCCTCCGTATGATGCTCGCTCGGATCGGCAGCGACACAGGTGGTGCGGCAACCGCCCTGCATGAGTTCGGCGTCGCCACCCAGGACGTGAACGGCGACATGGTGGGCTTGACCCGCATTATGGATCAACTCGTTGAGAAGGGCTACCACGACCTGACCTCCGCCGAACAGGCGCAGCTTGCTCAGGCGATTGCTGGGCGCGACCACTACACCCGCTTCATCAAATTGATGGAGAACTATGACCGTGTGACCCAACTCACGGCGACGGCAACGGAGCGTCAGTCCACCGCTGTCCAAGAATTGACTCACTTCACGGACAACGCCACCTTTGCCCATAACCAACTTGCAGCCGCGATGGAGTCCACCCGTGCTGAAATCGGCCAGGAACTCCTTCCCGCCATCACCGCCGCCGAGTCAGCCTCCTACGGCCTCACCGCTGGCTACCTTAACCTGATTCAACGCAACGAAGAACTGAAGGGCGGAGCAGCCGCCGTGGACTCAATCGCTTCCTTTTTCTTCAAGGGGGCATCAAACGCCGCCATCATGGCTAACGGCATCTATGACCTGGTGGGCGGGGTGTTCTCCGCCTACATGAACGTGCAATCGCTCATCATTTCGATCCGTGTGTATCAGTCCATCCAGCGTCAATCGGCTTCGATGGAGCAGGTAATGGCTCAAATCGCACAGAAGCGAGCCGGTGTCCAAAAGGAAATCTTGGAGGTCGAGAGGCGCACCTTTGAACTGAAGGGCTTCGGTCGAAACGTGGACGTGACCGCGCTCAACCTTCAGGACACCAAGAGGCGTCTGTTGGAGTCCCAAACCGTCGAGCTTAACAAGCACCGAATCCTTGAGGAAATCAAACAGGAACAGATTCGGGCCGGTCTTCCCTATTCACAGCAATTCGTCAGGGACGCGAAGGATCGGGTCAGGCTCGCCAACCTTGAGGAAATCTTCAGGGGTCAGTCCCTTGAACAGATGAGGCAAGAGCAAGCACAACATCAAATGCTGTTGGAGCAAGACCTCGCTCGCTTGGACATGATTAAACTGAAGGTTCACTTGGGTCAATTGGACCTCTCAGATCAGAAACTGCAACAGGAAATCTCCCTTCTCAACGTGTCTATCCAAGAACGGACAAAAGAAATCGCCCTTCTTGAGCAGGCGACCGCTACACGGATGGGCTATTCAAACACCTTGGATCAAAGCACACAAAAAATGGCCCACCACATCGCCGCACAGTCGAAGGAAACGACTGAACTGATGAAGAACTACACCATGTTGCTCAAGGTTCGTGTCGCTACCGGCTTGATGAGCCAAGCCGATGCCGAAGCCGCCGTGCGCTCCATGCAGGTCGCTATGGGTATCGCCACCAAAACACAGGCCGAACAGGCAAACGTGGTGGCTGCTACGGCTTCAGCCAACGCAAACAAAATCCTGGGTATCAGCATGAACCAACTTTCGTCCGCCGCCGCTTTGGCGAGCATGGCTCTCATGTTCTTCCCTGAAAACGAGAACGCTATGCAAGCCAGCATGATCCTGATGGCCGTTTCGATGGTCGGCCCCATCCTGCAAATGCAGGCCCTCAGCGCGAGCGCAGATCGGGCTACGGTGTCGCTCATTTCGATGGAAACCGTCGCAACCGGCGGGTTGGCTCTCGGCCTCATCGTTGTTGGCCTGGTTGCCGCCAGGCTTGCTTTCAAGAACCACCGCGAAGAGCTGGACAAGACCACAGCATCAACCATCGACTACATGACGAGCGTTTCTGCGGGCATCGACGACCTGGCCTACGGTGCGCCCGAAGCAGCCGACCTGATGCTCGACTTCGGTGACGCAACCGCTGAGAGCATGGAGAAGGCTGAGGCATCCATGCGCGACTTCGCCTCGGCCCGCGAGGAACTGTTCTTCGGCTTCAGCCCGACTCGCATGAGCCAAACCCTGTTCGACCAATTGGTGAACCAGGGCGTCGGCGAACTGTATTATCGCAACGAGGTGAGCGTGAACAACAATTTCTATGGCTTGACGCTGGACGAAGTGGTGGACAAGGTGTCCAACCAGATTGAGGCTCGAATCACCGCCAGGATGGGGTGATGCACCATGCGCGACATCGACCGACGCTTCTCCGTGTGGCTCACGGGCTATTACGAGGACTTTCAGACGGCCCGTGTAGTCGCTGAGGGCGAGGACTATTCGACGGCCACCGACCTTTACACCAACCGCGCCTTCAGCCACGCCGGAAACCCAATGGCGATGATGGCGTACAACAACCCACGCTTCACCTTCGACTACCTGTCCCGCGAGGGCTTCTATCCTATTTCACACACTTTGGTCGGCCTCTCGTCATTCTCCGGCATCACCGCCACCATGCACAACGAGGGGCCGAGCCAATGGCTTACCACGGATCAGAACCGCCTGTCTTTCCTTCATTGGGAAGGTCGCGCCCAACTGACCTACCCCGACACCATCGGGGATGCCGCCTCCATCAAGACGGAGAAGCAACCGCGCCGCGCCGACTATTCGCTCCTGGCCTCCGGTTGGGGGACACAGAACCGCCTGTGGGTGCGTCAAGGGGACACGGACTCGACCTACGGCCATTCCCGCCTGACCGTCACCAATTCGGCAGGCAACCCCTACGGCTCTTTATCGAAGTTCGGCTACGCCAAATACGAAGTCGGAGCGGCGGACACCGGAGCACCCCAGAACGGTTGGACGTTCTCGAAGATGGCGCACAGCAGCAACATCGCTGGCGTTTTCATGGGCGAGCAGGTCGAGGCATCAGCAACCAACCCCACCTACGGCGAATACAGTTATGCTCACCTTCACCCCATCAAGTCGCCGTCAGGCAAGCCGTTCTTTGTCCACCGCCATTCCCGTCGCGTGACCGATTGGGTGGACTTCTCATCCATCGGCAATTCAGGCGGCTTCAAGAACTACGTCATTCCTGACTCAGCCTTCGTGTATGAGGGTTCACTTGGATCAGACGACGTGTGGTTCATGCACCGAAGCGAGGACTTTACGAGCGGCATTTCGGGAAGCGTCCCAGCCGGAACCAGCACCGTCTATGTCCCAATGTCGGCCAAAATCCCACTCGACCCAACAGACCCACGCACCCTTCCCAACGATTCAGCAGGCACACCTACCCACACCATCGTCATTGACGGCGACTCCTACGAATACAACGCCGCATCGGTGTTTAGCGGGTCCACCTGGGAGTTCACCCTCAATTCACCGGCCACCCGCACCTATTCGATTCCCTCGCCCGTCACCGTTGCTGTTGAAGACTACGCCATGACTACGAGCGATACACAAGTCACCATTTACAACGTGACGACCGCTGGCTCGCCCAATCTTGAGAACGTGCTTCCTCTCAACCCAGAATCAACCACCGCCTCGAAAATGAATGTGTTCCGCGTTGATCCGACAGGTCCAACCGCCTGGGATAACGGCATCAACCACACCAACACCGAGTTCATCATGACGAGCGACACCACGCGAGGCTACACCGTGTACAAGGTGACGCTCTCGCTATCCCTTGAGTCCAATTTCACGCTCAAGCCGGAATGGAACATTTCAGGTGGCCCCTTCGCCAATATGTTTCCCCGTGGTGGACGCCTTCGGGTCGGCGACTACATCATGGTTCAGGCACAAACGACGCCTGAGAAAATCACCACCTTCAGCGGAAGCAACATCACCACCGATGCCGCATGGTCGGCCAACGTGTCCGGTCGTCTGCGCCTCGCCACATACGGCTCCTTCGACCTGAGCGAAGGGCGACCCCTGGACGGGATGCATGGCTACGAGGCGGTGATTGTCGGGGACAACGCCCTGAACGCCAACGCCAATGGTGAGCGGTTCACGATCCGCATGGCCGTGCAATCCTTCGATCACCAAATCGGGACAAGCACCGCCGCCGCCGACATGAGCTACCGTCTGGCCGTTGGCTACGACCAAACCGAGTCAGGATTTGAACTGAATGAGCGGGGCAACATGACCGGCTCGAAGGCGGCAATCACCCACGACTTCCGCCTGTCGGACGGCACAGGCCTCTCCGGCTCCAAGACCGCCCTGTTCAAAATCTTCGACTACGGTGGCTCCAAGACGGACTACACGCTCGACCAATTGTGGTTCGACCTCGACATCGTGGTGAACTTTGAAACGCAGCACTATTGGGTGTTCGACGATGGTGTGAACGTCGGCGGTCGTCAGAACTTCAACGCCAAGCCAGGGGGCGGCACATGGTCGGCTTCCGACTTCTATGGTTGGTCCCTCGGCGTGAACATCGTCGATGGCTACGCGGCATCGTCGGTGGATAACGAAAAGTGGACAACCGCCGTCACCATGATTGACCGTGCCGCGTGGACCTTCGCCCTCTCAGATCGCCTGTCCGATGCGAGCATGGCGGGAATGCCGACAGACGACTTCATCGTGACCTCTTTCAAGCACAAGGCTCAGGTGGACTCCATCAGCCAGGTCGAGCTTGAAATCGCCGACGACGACAACGGCTTGGCTCTCCCGCAGCTCTATTCGGGTCGCCCCGATTGGCGCATCCAGGTGTTCCGCGATTCGGACTACCGCCCGATTTTCTCGTCGCTCATCAGCGCGGTCGAGTTCGACCAATCGGCAAAGGGCAAGACGAAGGAAATTGCCGTCAAGGGACGCGACCCAATCGGCGAGATGGACTTTGCCTTCCCCTATTTCGACATCGGCCAATACGAAGCCATGCCCTCAGCCATTTCCGGCTACCGTCGCTACGAGGTCGAAGCGTATTCTCGCGCCTTCCACCTCGGCGCGGTCAGCCTGCTCACCCTCAACCAATTCGTCGGTTTGGACAAGTTCAGCGTCGGCAACCGTGGCGAATATCTGCCCCGCTACGACCAACGCATGAGGCTCTATTCGGGCCACCCCATTCAGGTGTACAACAACGAAGAGGTCAATGGGCCGGACAACGTGGAGGACGCATGGGAAGTCAGCCGCGTTATCGACCACTTCCGTCCTGACCCCGTGGACTCGACGAAGACGTTGGCGGTGCTGCGCGACGACTACCTTCCCTGGTCGGACGACCAGCTCCCTCACAACATCACCCTCGTCGTCAAGGGAATGTGGCGCAACAACGGATCGTCGGGGACGTATTCAACCCTCGCAACGCTCGATGAGGACGTGGAGCGCGGCTACATCACCCTCGGAGCACAAGGGCAGACAAACACCGCCCACAACGCCTTCCGTGGTGCTCACACCGCCTTGCAGCGCGAAACCGTGTTGGTTGCGAATGCGTCTTCGGGTGCAACGACCGTCTATGTGGACGACACGTCGCTCTTCCCAAGCTCAGGAACGCTCATCTTCGAGTCTTCAGGAACCCACACCTACACGGGGAAAACGGCGAACAGTTTCACCGGCCTTTCACCTGGCCTCTTGTCCAATCTTGGGGCCGGAACGTCAGTCCAAGAACCAACGTCCATCAACAGCGGCTTCATCATCGACGTTGAATGGGAGCGCAGCCTCATCCTTCGCAAGATTGAGAACAGCGGTGGCTACCTCAAATTGACGATGGCCCAGGGAACGGCCTACCCGATGGCTTACGAGGCCCAAGACATTCAGACGACCAACACCAACGGAAGCGGCGACTCGGCCCTCGCCAAGAACCCGCTGATCCTCAGCGATGTCGGCAACGAAGAGAAGGTGAGGGTGTATATTCAGGTGAACGCTCTCGGAACCGCCGCTGGCTTGGGCGACTTCGAGTCGAAGGTGTATGAGTCGTCGGACATCGTGACGAACACCAAAGCCGGAAGCACTCAAATTGCCTTCGTCACCACCGACACCATCGCCAGCCTCCCAGCCTCGATTCAAGCCCTCATCCCCAACCCAGGCGACTCGGTGGGGACGACATCAACCGACTACGGCGACGGCATGGAGGGCGACCTCGCGTATATGTCGTTCCCGAAAATCACCGCACCCAACATTTACAACGTCAATGTCGGCAACGGCTACGTCTATCGGGACTCACACGCTCGATGGGTGCGTGACCTCGCCCAATCCCTGTGGTTCCAGAAGACCTTCGGCGTGATTCGCAAGCAACCCTACGACCTCAACGGTCTGCCCGCCAAGACGACCCTCGCAGCCGCCTTCGATGCCGCCACCGACACCGAGATTGCCCTGACTGAAACGGCATGGTTCCCCTATTCGGGTGTATGTGAAGTGTGGAGCCACGATCCAGAAGCGGCAACCGCTGAACCGGCCACCATGCTCACCTCCTTCGCCTACGTTGGGAAGGATATTGCGACGGGAGAACTCACCAACGTCATGTTCGCCGACTCGACGCAGGGGACTATCGCCACGACCGCCCCTGGTTCCCTCGGCTCTCGCTACGTCGTTTGTCGCAGCATTTCAGGCGACTACAAGCATATGTTTGCCCTGTTCGCCGACATGAGGAACGATGGGAGCGCGGACGCTGACGGTGGGACCAGGAAGGAAGACTTCGGCCTGCTTTATCCGGTCGCTGAGAACTACAAGGTCAGCGTCGTTTGGGCTGAAACCGGCCAACGCTTCTCCGACCTCAAGGTGGGCCAGGATTGCGACCTGTGGTCGATTTCAGCGAAGAATGACCCCGCCGGAACCGCCTACACAGGATCAGCGAAGCCGTGGTCGAGCAACCCGACCGCCACCATGATTGACTACGCGGCCCCACGCCTCATCGGTCAGCGGAGCAACACCACCGAATTGCACAGCCACCTTCAGTCGTGGGAGGACAAGGCAGGAGCCTTCGTCCTCGTCGATTTGTCGAAGTTCTTCAACCTCAACACCGAAGCAAACAACGGTCGGTGCTTCCAAAATGCGGGCGGAAACAAGCCCCTGGGCCAATTGCTTGTCGATCAGCCTGGCTTCCCGACGCTGATGGACTCGTATTGGTTCCACGCCGCATCGAACTACCAAAACAGCGAGTCCCCCATCCCTGAACACCCCAACCAAAACCGATGGGTGGACGCCAAGACCACCCTCACC